CGGAAACCTGAACTAATTTGTATCGGTGTGTTTAGGTGAATTCTTAACGGTTCAAACACATTTTCACACAAAAGTTTTGCGGACGCAATTTGCGACTCGTTCATTTCGTTATTAAGGTTTCGTAACGTTGCTATTCCTGAAGCTTGAAACTCTTTTAATGTAACGTGTGCGCTTAAATTCATTTTAATTTATTAATGTTGTCTTTAACTTCTTTTGCTCTTGCAAACAATAACTTTGCCGACTGCCAAAGGTCTATTCCTTTAACAACTTTGTAATTTTCGTTTATACTCATAACTTCTATTGAAGCAAGTACCAACGCTAACACTTTTGTAAGCATTAAAGGAACGGAAAAGAACGTTAAAATTATGTCGTTTAAAATATAGTAGTCTATTAAATAAAAAAGTATAACCGTCAACTCGTATAAAAGTAATTTAGAAACTATTGCCGAAAGTTTGCGTGACGTTATTTCTTGTTTTTGGTGTTTTGCTTTCCAAATTCCTGTAGCGGTATCTGCTAAAATTAAAGTAAATAAAAGTCCAAGTATTCCGCTAATAGGTAAAAAAAACGAAAAGCAAATAGTTAGTAATTTCAATGCTTGATTTTTAATTGAATAAAGTAATAAATAAAGTTGTAGTTTCATAATTCTTCAAGTGCTTCAGTTAAGCTGAAAGTTAAATATAAAAACAAAGTAACTCCAGCCAAATTAATGTAGGGTTCTGTTCCTTGACAAATCAAAGAAAACGAAGTTAAAAAACCCGCAATAAAATAAAGACTTGCTAAATAATTACTTTTCATTCTTCGCCCCTTAAAGCTTTTAACTCATCGTACATAGCCAAAAGCTGTGCTTCTTTTTCTTGTATTAATTCTTCGGTTGTTCTTTCAATAACATCAACAAGTTCTTCTATATAAGTCCCTTGTTCGTTATAATATCCTATTAATTGTTTCATCTTAATTTATTTAAATTGTATGTATTCTTACAGCTCGGACATAAAAAACGAAGCTCTTATTGCTGGTGCCAAAAGCTCCTGCAAAAAAATCTACAGTTCTTGCGGTACTTGCAGTGGCTTCATTAGAACTTAAATAGGTGCTATTAGCAAAACCATTTGTTGAGCCTAAAACTTTATTCACAATAGCAGCTGAATTATAACACATATTTAACTCCCAAACTGAAGGTAAATACCAATCACTAAAACCACCCCCTGCAAAAAGTCTTGCTATTCCTGCAGCATAAGATGTACTAGCAGGTAAAAGTGTTTGTGCTATAATTGCATTTGTATTGGTAAGTCCATCAAATAAACTTTGAGCAGTAGTACCTATTGACGTAGTTTGAAAAGCAGTTATTGTATAAGGTAAAGCAGTAGATAAATTTGTTAAACTTGCAACAAGTGCTTTATTTACTCCGCTATCATTAAATACTGCAACAACTATTCCCCCACCAATTTGCGCTCCTATCTCTGTACCACCACCACCACCACCACTTGCGTTTATTGTTACTATTCCTGTACCACCTGCGGGAGATAATGTAACATTTGTTCCTGCAACAATTTGTGTAACTGCTCCTGCTGCACCTGAAGCGGTTATTGTTTGATTAGGGAAAGTCCCTGTAACAGTTATATTAGTTCCTGCAACTAAACTTGGTGTTGCAGTTCCTGTACCACCATTCGCTACTGCTACAATTCCTGTGACGTTACTTGCCGTTCCTGTAGTGTTTTGGTTAAGTGTTGGTATATCCGCGCTTACAATCGCTCTAAATGTCGGAACTCCTGAACTTCCGTTTGGTGCGGCTAAAATGTTATTTGCAGTCTTTGACGCGTAAGGATTTTGAGTATCTCCATAATTTGAAGCTAAACTAATAACAGGTGTTGTCGTTCCTGTTGCGACTACAGGAGTTGTTGCTGAAACTGAAGAAACACCGCCTGTTATTACTAAATCGCCACTACCTAAAATCGAATTACTATTAATCGTTTTTATGTTAGTGCCACTTACTAAAGTAGGTTGTACAGCTAAATCACCGCTACCTAATAATGTAGCTGAATTAATCGTCTTAATATTAGTTGAACTAACAAGAGTAGGTTGTACTGCTAAATTTCCACTTCCTAATATTGTAGTGGAATTAATGGTCTTTATGTTAGTACCACTTATTAAAGTGTCTTGCTTTGAACCTATAATATTTTCACCTGTAACCGACTTTGTTACATAGCCACCTGCTCCATCGCTTTGACTTATTTCTATTAAATCAGTATTTGCTATTGCTGAACCTTTTGCGGTTAATTGACTAATTTTTAAATCTGCCATTTTATGTTTTTTATTGTGTTATTCTTTTGTCGTTATTTTCTGTTATTCTTTGGTCGCTTATTTCTGTTACTCTGTATGCACTTACTGTAATTATTGCAGTAGTTCCTGTTATATTACCTATTCCTTGTGCGCTTAAACTTCCGTTACAACACTTTACAGAATAGCTTTTTCCGTCTTTACATAGACAACCACGTTGTCCACCTTTTGGACTTGTTCTCGAAGGTAAAGAACCCCAACTACTTCCCATTTTTTATAGTGTTTAGGTAAGTCTTTAACTTTACGATATTAACTTCCTTTGGTTTGTATGTTCTTAAATGTACCACCCTGTATAATTGTTGTTTGTGTCAGGAAACATATCACTTGTTGAATTTGTGTTGTATTCTGGAAACAAATTATTATTATTACTTATGTAGTCAATAAAACGTTGTGTGTAGTGTTGTGCTATTTGTGTTTCCTTTTCAATTAAGAAGTCTATTTCGTTTTTTTCTACGCTCGTTGAATTTTCCGAATTGTGTTTGTAAACTCCTTTGTTTGAAATCGTGTAAGCTGCGAACGGCAAATAATACTTCATCGCTAAATGAATAAGCATTGGCTTTAAATAAGTCGTTGTAAGCGTTAAATAATTTCCACTTAATGTATTTGCTATTATGTCCGCTTTTATCTTGTTTAAAAGCTTCGTTCCTGTGAAATTTTGCAAGTCTGTATCTTGTGCGATTTTAATATATTGTATAAAATTGTCCGTGTCAACGTTTCCGTTTAACGAAGTAAATTTAACTATGTCTTGTCGTGTAACTAAAAGTGCTTCTGCCATTATTGAAAACGTTTGTTAGAAGGTAAAAAACCGTGTGTGTTTGGTATGTCTATTGGACGTGTTGCAACTAAACTTGGATTAGTAACTACATAGCCAAATTTAGCGGCTTTTGCTTGTGCTAATTTTTTCGTGTTTGCGGTTATGTTTAAACCTGTTCCTTCAAATACTGCATAAACTTGTTTGTTCCAACGGTGGTGACAATTTCCACCGCCTTTATACAACCAAATAGAATAGTAGTCTGTTCCTTTAGGACCCCAACCTGCGTTAACAATTTGTGTACTCATATTTAAAATATCTTCTTTACGGTAAATCTTGTTTGCTTTTACCATTTGTGTACAAAACTCTCTTGGATTGTCCGTTACTTCGCCTTCGTATTTATAACGAACAACAAATTTTACTCCGTCAATAGTTTTGTCTTGCCTACTTGTTATGTTTGGTCTTGCGTCTCCTGTACTAACCAAGTTTACAATTTTGCTTAATAAACTTTGCTTTGGTTCTTTACTTAACAACTCGTTTTCTTCGTCGTCTGTATTGTAGTCAACTTCTTTTTCGTCTATTAATATCCAATTGTCTTGTGGTTCTTCGCCTAAATCAATTAACGGGTTTGTGTGTGCGCTTAATTCTGTTCCTGTTTCTTCAGCAACTTGTTCTGCGTTTTGCGTGTTTTCCAAGTCCGTAAACTCTAAAGGTTGTAAAGTCTTAAAGAATAACTTTAAAGCAACTCCGTTGTATGCTAAAATACTATCGAACGCATCTAATAATTCTTCTTGAAATGGTCTAATAACCATATTGTCAAAAAGAATACTTGAATTTTTTAATTCGTCTGCGTTACTTGAAAAGCCATTTGTTGAAGCAACTCCAAATAATAAAGGTGAAGTTATGTTGTGTCCTAACATTATTTTGCGTAAACATTCTTCGCTTAAATATGTGTAGTGTTCTGGAGCATCGTTTAACGGAATATCTTCAACTGTTGTTTTACTTTCAGCGTTGTTGTTAAAAGCTACAATTACTTTTTGTCCGCGACTTCCTGTTAACTTGCTTAAAACTTTGCTTGAAATAATACTTTGTTGTTCGTCTGTTGGAACACCGTTATTAAAGTTTACAACTTTAGTTCCGCTAAATCCGTTTTGTACTTCGTTAATTAAGTAGTCTGCAATTTCTTCTTCTAAAAGTGTATAAGGTACTGCACCTTGATAGTCAGGATATGCGTAATATTTCATTCCAACCGAATAAGGTTTGGAAAATAATATTTCTATTTTTTCTTTTCCATAACCAAAAGCGTTAAATCTAATTGGTGCAAACTTTTTAGTATCGTCCCAATTGTCCGAATAGTAGTAACCTGTTATGTTTCCGTCTTTGTCGCATTTTTCAGCTCGTAAAAGATTAACAGGTATATGATATGCTTTTAATATTTTGTCGTGTTTGTCGTTGTAGTGTACTTGAATAGCAAATTGTCCAAACATTTTTCTATCAAGAACCATTTTTCTAACGTCTTCTTTGTGAAATAAAGACATCATTTGCGCGTACTCGTTCGGCTTTTTATTAGCGTCAAGTGCTGAAAGTCCTTTTCCGTATATTAATCGCGCTACGTTGTTTATAATAGCGTTATTCGTTGTTGAATTGCTGTATCTCTCAATTAAAAATTGAAAGTATTGCGCTCCGTCTTCAGTTAAAAAGTCAACCCAATTTTCTCGGTTAGTTTCCGATACTACAGGTGACGTATAAGCCGACAAATTTAAAACGTGTAAATTATTCATATACTATAAAATCATTTGTTGTTGCATTACTTACATATTGATTGTTGTTAACCGAAAACGTAACTAAACTTTGTGCCGTGCAAAAAACACGGTCTTTATATATAATGGTTGTACCTACTCTTAAAACTAAATTGTAAAAATGTCCTTCTACTAAACCAAAAGTTGCTGTAATCGTGTTTATATAGTCTCCTGTTGTACTTGAAGTAATCGCTACAGGTGTTGTTACGTTTGTTTGTTCGTCTGTTAGTTCCATAACATTAAAGGTATTGTCTCTTGGAATAAAACTAAACGTCTGCGGACTTCCTGAAGGTGTTAATACTATCATATTAGTATAATTAAATATTCGTGTTTTTGTTCTTTTTTTAAGACAAAAAAAAAGCCGAACTGTGAAGAACGGCTTTAAAAATAATTTTTTTAATTTTAAACATTTGTAATTACACAAGCAGGTCCTACTACTGATGAAATTTGCGTGTTTCCATAAGGTGTACCAATAGCAACGTGGTTTGCAGGGATTTGCTCCATCGCAACCAAAGTCATTGTATATCCGCTAAAATCACCATACGAATTTCCGTTAGTAAGTACGCCTGTAGTTACATCCATACCGTTTTCTAAACCTGCTAAAAAGAATTTATTTGAATTAGTTTGTACTAAAACATTTGGTCTTCCAAAAGCAAGAAGTTTCATCTGTTTTGTAGTAACTGCGTCTAAACCTTTTAGTGTAAAACTTAAAGTTTGTTCTACAAATGTTGTTCCGTTTTCTCTTGAACTTGTTATTGTTTGCTCAAATGTATTAGCACCTTTTAAATCAAATTTATAAATAGGTGATGTTGCAGGTGTAAGTGCTATTGCTGTTATTTGGTCTGTTAAATCAGCTGTTCCGTATGTTACACCTGTTATAAGACCGCTATTAATTACATAGATGGCTTTTAATCCACCCACTCCTGTGGTACAGTCTTCTACTCGTCCGTGTGTTATTAATGCACAAGCCATTTCGTTTTGTTTTTAAATTATGAATAAAATAAAGCGCAGTTGCCTACGCTTTTTATTTAATATTACGCTCCGTAAGTTACTGCGTCTGAAGCAAAGCCAATTTCAACTCCTGCATTGTAACGTAAAACTACACGTACATTTGCGCTTCCGTCAATGTCAGCCATATCAATAACCTTAACTACGTTTTGGTCGTTTAATAAACCGCATCCAAAATAAAGGTTGTCTACTGTTGTTGCAATCATATTGTCTGCACCAAGTCCGTTAGCCATAAAAATTGGAATACCTTCAAATGAAAGTGAACCGTTTGTGTACCATTGTGTACCCTGTGCGTTAACTCCGTTTGCTCCTAAACCTGAAGCACCAAAACCACCCAATGCACGAACGTACAATTTAGCAATCTTTTGAGATACATAAATTCTTAGTCCTTCGTTTCCGTAAAGTGTTGCAGGAATTAAATCCACTAATCTACCCATTTCAGAAATAACGTTTGCACTTGTTAAAGATGCACCTGTTAATGGTGTACCTACTGCTGTCGCACCTGCTGCGATTAATTTTGCTTTTAAACCTAAATAAGAACCTGTTGTTGCTGTTCCGCTCCATATTGCAGTTTCTGTAGCCGCTGCTACTTTTTCAGCAACGTGTGCAATTAAGAAATCAGAAAATGTTTTAGGTAAAGTTTTGAAACCAGAATAACCCATTTCGGCAGTTTGCCAAGTTTGGAATAAGTCTGACTTGCAAAGTTCAATATTAACTTGAAGTTCTTTTGTTGTTAATACGCTTTCAGTAAGTGCTACTGTTCCTGAAGGTGTGAAAGCACAAGAAGCATCTGTTACGATTGTTCCTGTTGCTACTTTTTGAATTACTTGTTTGTAAGCAACGTTTGGAAGTATTGTTACTCCACCTTGCTCTAATGTTGGTGCGCTTAATAAAGCTGCTGCGATATACTTGCCTGCGAATTCGCCTGCGTAAGTAGTACCTGCTGTTACTGGATTTGCCATTTTTTAAATTTTAAATTGTTAATATTTATTTGTTAATTTTTTCTAAAATAGAGTCCATCATTGTTCGTGGTCTTTTAGAACCATATTGAAAATGTTCAACTTCATTCGTGTTTTCAGGGTTAAACGCAATAGGTTTAACTTCTGCAAGTTCGGTTGCTTCGTTTGCAACTTCGTCAACTTTCGATAGTAATTCGATTTGTGCTTTTAACTCTATATTTTCTTGTGTTAATTTTTCTATTTCTGCAAAGAACGTTTCTTTAACTACGCTTTCAACTGTCTTCTTTGCGCTTGGTGTTACTGCTTCTGCTGCAACAGGAACTTCTGGAGCAACTTCGTCTTCAGGTGCAACTTCTTCAGTTGTTGGAGCATCTTTTACATCCATTATAATTCCTTCAACTTCTACAACTAAAATACGTCCGTCTTCTAATTCATATTCTCCAATTGGAACAGGTATTTTTTGTTCGTCTTCAGTTACAATAAAAACTTCTTTGTCCATTTCAAAAGCGTCTGCTTCAAAAATTGTTATTCCGTCTGCTAACTTCATTGTTTCCAATTTCACTTCCATTCCTAAAAGTGTTTTGATTTGATTAATTACGCTTGTTTTCATATTTCTTTTTTTTTATTAATTATTAATCAGCCAATCCTGCTATTAATTTATCTACTGAATTATATCTTTTTTTTGCAACACCAGATTGATATGTAGCTCTATCAAAATCAGCTTTAGCATTTGGTGGCAATTCAAGCCCAATTTGTCTTGCTAATTTTTGTAGTTCAGCATATTGTTTTAAAACATCATCATAAGCTCTTAATGAAGTTAAAGCATCTACCTTATAACCTGTTAAAGCATCTTTAGCTTTTGTTCTTGAAGGTGTAACTTTATCTAAAGCAGTTTCTGCTAATGTTACTGCTTTTTGAAATGAAGCCAAATCTGCTAAATTAACTTCGTGTTTTGCTAATTCCGTTTTGTCTGCTAACCTGTCGTAAACGTTTTGTAGTGTGTTCATATATGTATAATTTAATTGTTTATTTTTTGTTGTATTTTTAAACTTAACGTCCTTGTCGTGTATAAGTTTTTGTATAATTTTTACTTGACTTTAATTTACTATTTCGTGTTTTTGCGTGTACTCCTGCACGTTTAACTTTCGGTTTTTTAAGATGAACTTTAACGTTAGTTTGCTTCGCCATTTAAAATAATTTCTTTGATTTTGTCCATTAAAATTTCATCTTCATTAACTAAACTCATTTCGTATTTGTCTGCAAAATAACCTTCAATAGAAAATCCTTTTACTTCTCCAAGTTTAACTTTATTCCAGATTTCATCGTTGTTTACTTTCATAGAAATTACCCAAGTGCCTTTTGGAAAGTTAAAACCGTAGTTCATACTTTTATCGTTTTTTCCTTCTGTAATCCAACTTTCGACAACTGACATTCCGTCCAACTTTTGTTTATGTTCTAAAGTTGCGTTGTTCTGGTTGCTATTCATAAAAAATAACTCACTTGCTTTGCGTACCGTTTCTTCACTAAAGTAAATATAGTATTCTTCGTTCTTGTCGTTCTTGCGGTAAATTTGTTTGTTAGGTATTAAAGCCGCACCCATTAAAATACGCTTTTCAGCATCAACTTCTTTAAGTTCTATTTCGTGTTTTGATAGATAAATAAAATCACTTTCAATGGCTGGACTTTCTACCACAGAAACTGCGTCTATTCCGCTTGTTTCGTCTTTTTCGTCAATTATTAATTCAACTATTCGCATAATATATTAATTAAATTATTGTTTGTTTGTTGTATTTTCTAACCGCCTAAAGTTGCGTTTGCTAATCTGTTTCTATCTAACGCCTGTTGTGAAGTTACTTGTCCTGAAACAACGTAAGCTTGTATTGGTTGTTGATTAAGACTCGCTAATTGATTAACTCCACTTTGTCCAACTACGTTAAATTGTGGTGCTGACATTGTTGGGGCTGTTGGAACGTTACCGCCACCGCCTGTGCTTGGTGTTCCGCCACCTTCAAATTGTGAAGCGGCTATTTTCTTAATGTTCATTAAACCAACCGCAACTGCTCCTGCGGCTGCTACAGGCGCTAAAGCTGTACCAATTACAGGAACTGCTAAAGCTGACTTGTAAGCCGCCATTGCTGCTGTATAAGTGTCTATTGTAGTCGCTGCTATATTTGCTCCTTTTTGTATATTAAAAGCTGTTTTTTGTGCCTTCTTATTTTTATCTGCAAACAAAGTTGCTACGTCTGCAAACGCTTGAAAACTTCCTTTGACTAAATCTAATTGTTTTTGTAAAGTAGCTTGTTTTTTTGCAAGTTCTTCTTTATCTAAATCTTCTTTGTCCTTTGCATATTTTATATCAAGTGCTTTTAAAATTTCTTTATTGTCCTTGTATAAAAGTTGTTGTGCTTTGTATTCTTCGTCAAGTTTAATTAACTTTAATTCCGCTTCACTTTTTGTTAGTTCTTCTAAAACGGCTTTTTCATTTGCTTTTTTCTCTTTGCCTTTTGCGTCTTTTTCTGCTTGTGTAAGTTCAAAAACTTTATCGTATTTTTCCCTTATTAATTTAAGTGCGTTTTGCTTTTCTTTTTCTAAATCAGAAACATTAATGTTTGCTTTTTTTGCGTCTTCAATTAACTTGGTATATTTTTTTTCTACTTCGTCTTTTTCTTTTTGTTCTTCGTTTAATTTACTAACTCTTATTTCTTCTCTTAATGAAAGTATGCTATCATTTAAAGTTTTAATACGGTCTTTTTCAGTTTTAGCCGCTTCTTCATTTTGTTGTTTAATTGCGTCATTAAGTGCTTTGTTTGCGTCTTTTATTTTCGTGTTGTTGTCGGTTAATTCTTGTCTAACTTCAACAGCGTTTTTCCTTACAATATCCGCTTTATTTTTTACCGCTTCTTCTAAATCTTTACGTTCTTCTGCGGACGCTTTTCGTGCTTCAGTTGTTACTTCTCTTTGCTTTTCAATTAACTCATCACTTGCGCCTGAATTAATTAAACTTGCTAACGTATTCTTGTTTTTCTCGTATGTATTTTTTGCTGTTGCTAAACTTGCTTTGTTGAGTGCAATTTCTTCTTCTGCGTGTTTTAACGCCAACGCCCTTAATGCTTTTGTACTTGCACCAGAAGCTTTCGCCATTTCGTACTCGTGTCCGTTCTTTGTTTTTAATGCTTCACTTGCACGTTCACTTGATTTTATTTGTTCTTTTAAAGCAACAGTATTTTTTTTAACAGCCGCTTCGTTTTTTGCGTTTGCTTGTTCACTTGCTTGAAACATTTTTATTAATGCGTAACCTGCTGCTATTAAAGCAATAGTTGCCGTTATAATTGCTCCAATAGGGTTTAACGCCATTGCTAAATTATAAGCATATTGAGCCGCCGTCATTATCCTTTGAACAATAGTATTTGCTTTTAATACCGCTCCAAGTTGTTTAAAACTATCTATGCTTTCACCAATTGCTTGTGCGCCTGAAGCTAAAGCCATTGCGCCTTGAACTTTTAACAACGCTTTTTCTACGTCTTCGTTTTGTTTTCCGAACGCAGCCATTGCTCCTGTAACAACAGAAAAACCACCTGCAACGCCTGTAAGCGAACCGCTTAACGCTTTAAACTTTGCGTCTGGGTTAAACGCATCAGTCAACGCTTTTGCATCGCCAATTTTGTCTTTAAGAATAGCTGCTTTTTTTGCTGCTTCAACTGCTTGTGCTGAAGTTGCTCCGAACTTTTCTGCCAACGTTTGAACTTCAACTTGCGCTGCTTTAAGTTGTTGTTTTAAATTGCCTAAATTAGAATTTACTTCTAATTCAATTACTTTTTTTTCAGCCATTATTATTTAGTTTTTTTTCTATTAACCTTTTGCGTTGTGCTTGTTTCCATTGTTCTTTAATCGAAGTAGTAAATTTATATTTACCTTTTGCTATGTCGATGTTTTCACTCTCTCCGTAAAAATCACTTAATAAAAGCATTTCAATTATTTTGTTTATCATACTTGGTTTATTATAATATAGTTTGTGTCCGTGTTTCCGTTGGTGTAACTTGTTACTAAAGTTAAAGTAATTGTACGTGCAACGTTTGTTGGAACTGTTACGTCTAAATAACCTTCTGCTGTAAATAATACCCTTGACAAAGTAACGTTACTTGCGTTACCGCTTTTTGAAATTTTAACATTGTCTGCTCCGTTTGTAAATAATATTGAAAAACGTAAAGTGTTTCCTGTTCCTGTAGGTGTGTCAACTAATTTAATTGGTTTTACTTGTGCAAAGTCACTAATCAAAGTAAAACTTACGTCACCTGTAGTTAAGTCGCTTTGCATTTCGTTAATCATATAGCGTTTGTCTCGTATAATTAACCTATCGTTTAACTGAAGTTGTGTAAGTAAAGAAACAGGAAGTATTGTTTTAACTTTTACTAATCGGTTTTTTGGGTTGTATAAATTAACTAAATAACTTCTGTAATATAAAGCGTATATCGTGTTTGGGTTGTTTACTAAATAAAAACTTGAAATTTCTTCACCAAAATTTAACGTCAATGGAATTAAACCTGTTACAAAAAGTATTTCGCTATCTTGTCCAAATGGAACGTATTGCGCTATGTTTGGTAATCCACCGCCCCAATGTATTTTGTCTCCTGCTGTCAAAGTTGTTAATGTATTCATATACAACAAAACAGGTTTCGGTATGTAAGGCGCAAGTTCTTTGTTTAGGCAATAACCTACTTGTAAATTGTTACCGAAGTTATTGTGTAGTAAGTTTTCAAATGGACTTTCAATTTTGTATTCGCCACCGTCGTAGTTCCAACCTATTTTCGTGTTTCCGTAGCCGTGAGCGTCTGCGTTTAATGGACTTTCTAAAAAGTATTTGTTAAGCATACATTCGCTGTCTTGATACTTAAACTCAATAGACTTGTAAAGTTTCATTCGTTCTATTTCAATGCTTGTTATGTCGGTGTATTCTGTTATGTCAACAACAGCTCCTTTACTATACCAATATTGTATAGGTTCAAAAGTAAATACGTTCTTCGTGTTTGAGTAAACTGTTAAATTAAACTCTTTGCATATTCCTGTTATAAAGTCCGCAATCTTTAAGTCTGGAGCTAAACCTGCTAAATCAGTAAATGAAGTTGTTGTTGCCGTTGTAACTGCTGTTCCTGTTTGCGTTGTTATTACTCCTAAATCAAAAATCGTTCTAAAATAAGTAAAACTTATTCCAATTGTTATTGCAGCGTAACTTCTTATTTTATATGTTATAACATCGTTTTGTTGTACACTTATTGTAGCACTTACACCTGTTGTTGTTCCGCCTACTGCATGAGAAAATACACCATTTCGATACAAGTCTATAAAATAATCTATTGGAGAACTTAACGAAGCAACTTGAAAAGTTAATTGATGTACAACCGTGTTTGTAGTGTTTAATTCTATTCGTGTAAAACTATTTGTTGTTGTGTTAAACGCACTTGCTAAAGCACCACTTGACGAAGTAAAATCTAATTCTACAGGGTTGTTTGTGTAGTGGTAACTTTCCTTGTTTTTGTAAAGTAAAAACGCTTTTCTAAATAAGTCACTTTGTAAAAATATTCCGTTAAATGTTATTCCGTATTTACTTTGAATTAAATCAAATATACTTGCAACACGAACCGCAGGAAATAATTCTGTGTAAACTATTTCACCTGCATTGTCACCTATATTATTAACATTACTTGCAGGGTATTCATACCAATTAGGTAAATTTGCAGTCGGCAAAGGAACACTTGAACCAAACTGCCAAACTCTATTAGAACTTATTAATGGGTAACGAACGTTGTAATCGGTTACTGAACTATCTATTGTAACTCTATTGTAAACTTCTTGGTTTGTATAGTCGTGGTCATAAGAACTATAATTTAATTGGCTTAATTTGTCTTCGTTAAAGAAGTCTTTTAAACTTACTCCTGCTCCGTAAAATGTTACTGAATAACTATCTGGGTAACCATTTTTTAGGTTCGTTTTTTCGAGCTGAATTTTACCACGTCTAAACAAAATTGTGTCTATTTCTATATAAGCGTTGTATCGGTTTTGATAGTCAATAGTTGCATCAACATCGTTTTGGTAAAAGTGTTGAAATATTGCGTTGTTTGTAGGTGAACACGGAATAGTAAAACCTTGTGAATAGTCTGTAAAGATTTTACTTATATCACTAATATTTTGAATAGTAGAACTTACGGTTATTTTCTCATCGTTAAATAATTCTAAACGTGTAAAATTTAACTCGGTTTGTGCTAAAGCTGTTTCAATAAATATTGCTACTTGCCTTTTCATTAAATAACTGAATTAATAACATCGTATGTAAACTCAAAGTCTAAAGTATAATTTATTTGTTTTGTGTTTATACTCTTAAACAACTCCGTGCTTTTAGTATTAATCTTCGCAGGTTTATTGTCTATCAGTATTCGTTCGCTTAACATTATTTGTTTTAAAACTTCACTCCAAGCTTGTGCAACCCAACCTGTGTTAACCTTAATACTTTTTTTGCCGTTAGTGTTAAATAATTTTCTTTGTCCTTCTAAAGTGTTGTAGTTAAAACTATCAGTTTGTAATAAATTGTATTCCGTGTTTTCAACGGTGAAAGTATCGTTACTTGCCTTAAAGAAAAACTCACGTTGCCACGCTCCATACTTGTTTACAAAGTCAATTATAACAGGTGTGTATTTACATTCTTCTAACGGGTAAAAATACCAAGTTGCTTGCACTACCGAACTTGCGTTTAAAATTTCTACTTTATTACCTTCGTTTACGTTTGCGGTTCGAACTCGTGGTATGT